ATAATTAAATTATGATTATATTCAAGTATAGGTTTTATTTTTTCAATCACTTCAGATTGATCTAAATTACACAATTTCTTAACTTGATTAAAGGCCATAGTATATCTTGTAGTATCATCAATTTCTAGATCATAACTTTCGTCAATTACACAATCAAATGTTTTAAATCCAAGTTTTTTAAGATTATATAAAAATTTATATCCCGAAAACACTACAAATAATCTACGTGCTATTAATGGTTTTGCTGTTTTTTCAGTAAAACAAGATAATGTGTTATCATGATCAGTTTCTGCTATGATGCTATATTGAGTTTGATTAAAAATTTTTAATGGAATAATTTGGCTAAGATGTGCTAGATGACCACAGTACTCCACGTAATCAGCAGTACCAATTATTTTTTGTTTAGGAATAACATCTTCTTCCCATATGAAGTAATCTTTGGCATAAAAATCGTAATCGCTCCATTTTCCACCATAAGTTACTATGATTTTTGTTTGTAAGTTATTGTCAAGCACCGAATTATAGATAAAATTCCTATGCGGTTTAATACTGCCTAATAAAGCATCAAAGTATTTTAATTTTGGTTTATAATGTTCTAGTAATGCTAGTTTTTCGGGGAGATTTTTATATACTTGTGTTGTTGTTTTAAACCAATCATTCCATATAATTATATTTTTACTGACTTTAGTATTATCATTTACAGTACCAGGCAATATCCAAAACACATTCTCATTGAAACATTCTTCCCATATTGTCCAATGATAATTGTGCAATTCGCTTTCTATTGTAAAAACAAGATCGCTATTCGCACTTAATTGTTTAATTTTATCCTCAAACCCTACATATGCAGCACAATTAATATCATAGTCGCAATGAAGTCTGTGCGTTGTGAATGCTATTTTTTTTGATAAATTAGAATTTATATATTCTACGAAATTGTTACAAACGATGTATTCATCAGGAAACGAAATCCTTGGTAACCAATCAAGGTTAATAATTTGACTATCACTGTATACTAATATCAAATTCGAAAACTTTCTCCGCAACCACAACGGTCACGTTCTTTGCTGTTTATAAAATCAAAACCTTCATTTAGACCTTGGCGTTTGTAGTCCATGGTCATGCCGTCCATGTAAATTAAATCTTTACCTTTAACGAAAATTTTTACTCCGTGACTGTCATAAGTCATCCAATCTCGTGTTATTGGAGGATTATCTATATACTCTAAGGTATAAGCTAATCCTGAACATCCTGTTGTACGAATGCCTACAGAAATGCCTATACCTTTACCGCGACGTTCTAACTGTTGCTTAACTTTTCGTGCCGCTACTTCAGTTAAGTGTATCATGTTTATGTCTATAATCTGCTAATGCCGCTTTTATGGCATCTTCGGCAAGGATTGAACAATGAATTTTAACTGGTGGTAAAGCCAATTCTTCCGCAATCTGGGTGTTTTTAATTGCACTTGCTTCTTCAAGCGTTTTTCCCTTGACCCATTCGCTGACGAGCGACGAGCTCGCAATCGCGCTCCCGCAGCCATATGTTTTAAATTTTGCATCGGTGATTACTCCATCGTCAACCTGTATCTGTAGTTGTAAAACATCACCACAGGCAGGGGCCCCTACTAGGCCTGTACCAACACGAGGATCAGATTTATCTAATTTACCTACGTTTCTTGGATTTTCATAATGATCCAAGACTTGACCGGAATAAGCCATAGTTTTCTCCTTGGGATTATTATAAACTATTTAGGATCTTTTAGCAAGAGCAGATTTTGCCATTGAGCCTACAATTTTTTCTGGAGGAGTTCTAGGAACATTCATATCTCCAGGTTGAGCTGCAAACTCGTTTTCTTTACTTTGCAAATAGACATATTTGGTTCCATTGTCATCGTCTTTGATATCTTTGATCAAATTTTTAACAACATCATTAGTTTTAAATGCGTCTACTAGTGATTGTAAATTAAATTGAGGCAAGCCGGTATTTTGCACCATATTAATTAGTGCATCAACACGGATTTTAGGAACCAAATGTGTGCCAGTACTTTTACCTTGCAAGAAATTAAGTGCGGAAATTAAATTAGTGTCGCCACGATCATCGGCTTCATCTTCAACCATTTCTGCATGGTTAGAAGTAAACTCTTGTAGTCGCATTAACGACGCTCCCTACCTAGTTCCTCTGGACCTCCAGCGGCTGCATCAGTTGCTGCAAAATCATCAGCAGGCAATGGGCCGCCTGGAACTTCTCCAGCTGCCATACCTCCCATTTCATCAGGACCCATACCGGGTGCAGCAACAGGGGCTCCACCAAACTCGGTTGGTTGTCCTGTTTCTTCTCCTGCTAAACCTCGTGCCGCTGAGTCAGCGGTTTCACGAGCCGTGGTTAATTGTGCCATTAGATCTGACAATAATGGAGTCATTGAAGATTTAAATGTTTCTGCTTGTTGTGTACCGATTTGATCACGAATGCTGTCAAGTAGAGCTGGCATTTGTTCGCTTTGTAATTTGCTAATTTTTTCTAGCATATCTTGTACGCTGTCAACAATTGCTTTAGCAGCTAAAATAGCTTCAGATTTAGCCATTTCGCTTTCAATTAAAAATTTTTGTTTATTTTCTACTATCCAACGGTGCAAGCTTTCGCGTACTATAAGCATTTCCATATAGATAGGATTTTTTTCCACACTACGTGCGCCATGAGTTCTTCTCACGTCTGCAATACTTTCATCTAATTTACTAGCCAAACGATAAGCTTTTTTAAATGACATATTGTCAAAATCAATTTCATATCCAAAGCGAGTTTCCACAACTTTGTTTAATTTTTGTGATGTAGGGGTGCGCTGCATTTCTTGTAATTTCATAGTAGGTTTCCTAAACTTGTAAGTATTTAGCTATATTTATAGTTTTTTCTAATTCTTGAATCGCTTCATTTAGTTTTAACTCAGTATCAAAACTTCTGGCAGTTAGCAAATCAACTTTAAAGTAATCCTTTTTTTTACTATTTTTTATTCTAGCTATTTCATAGTATTTTCTGTCAGATTCTAATTTACCAACGTTAACATCAATTTTTAAAAGTTTATCAGCAATTTGAGATTTATTTGCTTGCCTAGCTATACAATAAAATATTGCGCTTTGTTTTCTGCAAAATTGGTGTATTAGCTCGTTATTATGATCTAAGACTTCATAACAATTAGCTTCAATTAAATTTAATCTAAATCTACCAATAAAATACCCGTGATTACCAATTGGTAAAAACACGGGTACGTTTTCCTGTAAAGCTAATCTTTTTATTTCTTTAGTTGTCCAATTTTTTAAATAATCTGTAGTTATTTTAACGGCATGGTCTATAACTTGCTTAGTCACACCTAATTTTTTATAAGCTTGCTTATATTTTCTTTTGGAATGTGATCCTGCCCGTTTCATTTTTTCTATATAAAATATCTTTATTTACTAATTGATTTGCCAACATTATCTGTCTTGGTGATAAAGCTTGTTTTTCAATTATTGGTTCACTTTCAAATAATGCCAAGACATCGGACTCTTCATTTGATATAGGAATCTTTATTTTATTTACTAACTCTATAATTCTCATTTTTATTTGTTTACAAAATTTACAATTAGAACAATAATACCAGTTATAAATGCCCCTAATATTGTAGTGCCTATAGCTATTAAATTTTTATTACCGCTTTCAGGAATTCCTGCTATACTATCTCTTATAAACAGAATATGCTCTTCTAATTTTTCTACTTTTTCTTCTAATGCTATAAGTTTGTTTTCTAAATTAGCATATCTTAACGCACATAATTCTACATGCGTTTCTAAGTTTTCTTTTTCAATGCTAGTCGCCATTTTAATGATCTTTCTTCAAAGTAAACTATTTAAATCTAATGTGCCTAATCTAAAAAATATGTTTTTAATAGCACCCGAAGTATAAAATATAGGAAGCATAAATCTAGCAGTTTCGTCTAATCCTTGAATAATTGGAACTTCATTAAAATCTTTATGTAATAAAGCAAGGGGATCATCACCAATTTGCCAAACTCCTTCGCTTTCTATGGCAAAAGTCCAACACCATACTTTGTGTTTGCCAACATACATTTCGCCAAATGTGTCAGAATCTACGTAGAACTCGGTTACTTTTGGACCTAATATATCCATAGGTTGGGTACGTAATCCTAAACATTGTAAAACTGTTTCCCAATTACGTTGCTGATCTCTTTTACTTTCTACTTCGAATCTATTATGAGTAACTCCTGTGCGTGTAATATCAACAAGAGTAAAGCCAGTAAAGTGTTTATAATCGTGCATACGAGTATTTATAGCCATAAAAAAAGGCACCATAAAAGTGCCTTTTTATTGTTGCAATTAACTATTAAGCTAACTTTAGACCACCTGAGCTAGTAACTGCTGCACTGGTAACGTTGATTGCTGAACGAGCACCAATGTTGCTGCTTGCGCCAGATTCGTCACCAACTAATGCACGAATAGCGTTTTGTAGTGCTGTGTCATCTACCCAGCTTGAACGCTCGGTAACAACGCTTAATTGTGCTGTTGAACCAACGCTGTCAACTTGGTAAGCAAGAATAGTTGCATTTGCTGCGATAGCACGTAACATTAATTCTACTGCACCTGTTGCTCCATTTGGACCACGGCCTAGTTCTGCTGCTAGGTTAGCTGTTGCACCTAGAGTAGTGATTTTGTAAGCCTGGATTGGGCTAGCAATACCAGTGTTGATGATAATTGCATTTGCGTTCTTGGTAACTGTACCAACATTTACTACGGCTTGTGAATCGCCGTTTACTTTTTGTACGACTGCCATTTTTCTTCTCCTAAAATTATACGCATGTTGCGCTTGTAATTATTTATCTGTAATGCCAAAATACGGTTAATTTGGTGTCCAACGATGTCTAGGTACTAACTTTGTATCACGGTAAACCCAACCTTCGCCACCAGGTTGATCTCCGGTCATAGTCATTAACTGCGGGGTTTGTTGATCTAGTTGCTCAATTACATTATTTTTAACTGCACGTATTGTTTCAACTAGTTCAAATATTGCTTGAAATCCCGCCGGATTAGACTGTATCTTTTCCTGGAATGCCGCTAATTTCTTGGGTCCTAGATTAGTCTGTGCCCAGGGCAAGAAGTTTTGTACTAGTCCAGTTAGATGCCCGGCTTTGCTTTGAGTATTATGATAAGTGTATATTTCGCCGCCCGGACTAGACAAACCCGGAACAGGCGATAAAAATTGATCTATAGCTCCTAGCAATTTTCTGTTATATTTTTTAGTAATAGATTTAATGT